TGCTGATGGTGGCACGGGGGTAAGTACGCTTACCGATGGCGGGATCTTACTTGGCAGTGGCACGGGAGCGATTACCGCGTTGGGTGTAGCTGCAAACGGACAGATTCCCATTGGCGATGGTTCTGGTGATCCAGTCTTGGCAACCTTGTCAGGTACCAGTAATGAGGTTGACATCACAAATGGGTCTGGAAGCATTACAGTGGGCCTTCCTTCCTCTGTCACCGTCACAACAGCCCTGACGATTAGTGGAACTGGAGCCAGTTCACTGGATGTTGGTGGAGGGATTAACGCTGGCACAGGAAATGTGGCGTTAGTTGGCACCGATGGAAAGCTCAGTGGCCCCTTAAGTTCAACAATTATCGACGACCTCAGTGGCGCGAACCTCACTACGCTCAACGCAGCAGCCCTGTCATCAAATACGGTACCAACGGCCCGACTAGGGTCAGGGACAGCATCCAGCGGAACATACTTGCGAGGCGATAGTTCGTGGGCTGCAATCGCGGCTGGAGGGAAAGTCTTGCAGGTAGTATCAGAAGACCTGACCTCTGATGTGGTGTCCACAGCCACTGCGGTCACGGAACTGATGGACCTCTCAATCACACCCGCACATGCAGACAATAAAATCCTGGTCATCGTGACCTTGCCGCACATGGTGTCAGGGGAAGGTTCCACAAATTATCCCACGTTCACCCATAGGATTGTGCGTGGGGCGTTAGCTGGCACCGTGATCAAGGCGGGACGTACGTCGGCCTTTGCAAACTACACATCAATTGCGATGGAAGATCCCATCGCGATGGTCGTTCTGGATTCCCCAAGCACAACCAGTGCCCAGGAATACACTGTCGGCTTCCAAAGTCTCGCGTCTGCTGGACGAGTCTATTACCAAGGTGCAGACGATTTGGGGAATTGGAAACATGCGTGCAATATCACCCTTATTGAATTGGACTTCACCTAATGGCTTCTATCTCCCTGATTGCTGACGCAATTAAAACGCTCAGACCTGGGGCTACATACACGCTCCGTGGCACAAGTGACAGCTACACGCTGGATTGGACTGACGATACACAAACCGAACCGACATCATCAGAAATCGAAGGCGCATTTGACGACGCGAAGTGGGATCGTGTGCGTATTGAGCGGGACGGGAGACTCGCTGCCTCTGACTGGAGTTCTGTTTCAGACAATCAACTCTCAGACACAGAGAGGGCGGCATGGGAAACCTATCGCCAAACATTACGGGATATTCCGCAAACACAATCTGACCCAGACAATGTGACATGGCCGACACCCCCGACGACCTAACTGATGACCAAACCAGATTACGACTGGTGGGTACACCACGCACACGAGGATAGCGCCTGTCTCCAACTCATAACGGATTACGATACCTTTAAGGGACGGGTGCTGATTCGAGCCGCTAAAGTTGGGCGCACCGATCTCACCACACTCGTCAATCATTGCAGCTATCGAGCGCTGTTTGAGCAGGATCGATTTGGCTCAATGGAGACAATTCTCGATGATATTCGACCACTGAAAGCGCCTTCTCTGGGACGTGCGCTAGATAGTCCGATTGGATTAGCTGGAAAATGTCTCGCTGATAATCAGGGAGCCTTCTACGGTTTGGGATTATCCGTCTTCTGGGCACCGTGGGCGGTGCGGCACGATCCAGGACTTTTAGAAAACACTGCGGCATGGGCACAGTCCTGTGGGATGAACTATATCCGCTGGATGGGCGCACATAACTGGTCTGGTGGGACCGATCCAACGATTCCCGGCTATTTTGACCTGATGCACGAGACGATTGATCGTGTCGCAAGTTACGGCTTACGCTCACAAATCACCCTATTTACCAGACGCACCATGATTGATAACCCCGTAGAAATGGTGAAAGAGTGGGCGAAGGTGGTGAACGCGCACCGCGATCAGGTCTGTCTCGTGGAAATCGCCAATGAGTGGGAACATGCACACAACGGCTGGAGCGACGAGATGATCCAAGACCTCGGTCGCTGCTTTCGTGAGCGGAGTGGGGCACCCCTTGCACTCTCGGCTCCTGCTCAGGTGACGTGGGAAGCGATGGAGACACGCCTGAAGGAACTTTACGACGGCCAGTCCGTTCCAGCTCGCACGATTCATTTTCCACGTCGGCAGGATACTGCTGAAGGAAACTGGCGATGGGTGCGACAACCGTGGCACAGTCGCGGCATGGGAGGATTCATTGTCGATAACGAGCATCAAAAATGGGAGAAGAGTCTGGGAGGTCGCCAGGTAGACCATGCTGCGTCAGCGTGTGCCACCGCACTCCTGACAGGCTGCGGGATGACAGCCCACCATGACAACTATGGGGTGCTGAATACGGAAGGCACCTATTATGACGATGCACGGGCCGATCAATTCGAGCGCGTGTTTGCCGCCATGCACCAGTTCCTTCCCAACGATCTGCCAAACTGGACCGCGACTCGTGTAGGCGGGGCGTGGAATGGCCCTCCACACCCGTTCCCACGCCTTGTAGAGCAAGATTGGACGGCAGGGGCACCAAGGGGCGTCTCGCGGTCGTACGCGGCCTTAGACGGCTCCTCTGACGATTTCGTGATGACGTTGACTGGGGTGCGTGACCATGTGACACTTTATGAGCCACATGCGGTGCCGTATACGGTGCTATCGCTTCGTGATGGACAAGAGGTCTACACGGGACGTGGGCCGGTTACGCTCCATGAAGATACCGCGTCGGCGTATCTTGTAGGGACTGTATAAATGCCGTATCCCATTCAGACACAAACCTTTTCCGTGTTCATGGGCACCCAGGAGGGGATTCATTCCGTCGCGCTTCCGGCGATCTACTCCTCCAGCGGGTCGCGGAATCTCTGGATTGACAAATTAGGACGGGCCAAGAAGATTCTGGGCTATAGCAAACAGAATAATTCTGCCGTCACTACGAATACCGGGAGTGCTGCAACCCGGTTACGTGCGCTTCGAGCCTATCGACAAACCGGTGCGTCGTTTACGCGCCAGCTTCTCGGTGTGTTTGAGGCTGCGTCGAGTGAATACGAACTCTGGTATTCCACCAATGACGGCGAATCGTGGACGTTTATCGTTGATTTAGGGAGTGGGTCCATAGGGTCAATCCCTGATTTTGCTCAAGTGGATAACACCTTGTTCTTTGCGAACGGTGTTGTCGCGCCCCGTGCTTGGAATGGATCGTCGCTTAGTACGGCTGGTCCATCGGCAAAATCCCCGACTCCCACTGCTGCGGTTAATACCGCTGCCGGACAACTAAATGGCACGTATACGTATAAATTGGTGAGTATTGAAGCGGCAGGGACTCGTCATGCCGGATCAGTCACCTCGAATAGCCTGCAATACGCGAACGAACAGTGCAATTTGTCGTGGACGGCTGACAGTGACTCCGACGTTACGGGTTACGAACTCTATCGCACGACCGGAACTGGCGTGAACTTCTATTTTGTCACCTATATCGACGTGCGTACCACCACGAGCTACACCGACAATGCGTCCGATCTTGACATTCTGGAGCATCGCACGCTGGAAGAACATGGGGATGCCCCACCAACAGGGAGTTACTTCTGTGAGCCACACAAACAGCGTCTCTGGTGGGGACGCACCGATACCAACCCACGGCGTGTCTTTTGGTCCGATCCAGGGCTTCCCGATCAGGTGGGAGCAAATAACTATCTCGATTTTACCGATCAAACGAGTGTGGGAGACGTACTTACCGGACTCGTGGGCGATTTCGAGGGAATGCTGGTCGTGTTCAACGAGCGATCCATCTGGACCGTCACGGGGAGTGGGCAAATAGTCTCTGACATTATGGATTGGACGCGCACGAAGTCCAATGCGGTCACAGGATGTGTGTCTCATCGATCTGTTGTGCGTGTGCCTGCCGGAGCCGTCTATACGGATGCCAGTGGGAATCAAGTCTCGACCAATCGCGTCATGCTCGCGTATGTGAGTCCGTTGGGGGATATCCGTCTGTTTGACGGGAACAATGACGTTGTGATCAGCACCCCGGTCAAAGACACCATGAAAACCATGTTGTACGCGCAACGCACCAAGATTCACAGCGTACATGACATTGAAAACTCGCATGTGATTTTCTATTTCCCTGGACCGACGCCCAGTGGTGAGCAGGCAGAGTGTAATCACGCTGTTGTGTGGAACTATCGGTGGGGTGTCTGGTATGTGTGGCCGGATATGCCGATGGCCGCATCAACCACAGTGGAAACCTCCAGTGATACCCAGATTGTTCTGACAGGCGAAGCACAGACCGCCAAAGGCGGGTTCTGCTACGAATTCTTTGATGGTGACAGTTTTGACGGCTCAAACATTCCAGCTCGATGGATTACAAAGGTGATCTACGGTACAGACAATAGCTGGTCAACGCGATCTCCACAACAAATGATGGCCTATGTGAAGCGCTACCGCTGGCTGGATGTTATTGCGGAAGCCGATTCGGATGTCACGCTCACGATTGAATGGATGAGCGGGAATGCCAGCGACGACGCCGTGTCAAAAGGTGGAACGAGCAAATCGTTGGCTCCTATAGGACTCCAACTTATTACCGATGACGGAAATGGGATCGACACCGATGACGGAAGCAACATCACGCTCCCATTTGATTCTGTCCAACAGATTATTTCCCTAGAAGGCACAAACGGCGACTTTATTCAAGATGTCGGATGTCGCATTCGGATTAGCGACGATGCTCAAAATGGATCATGGAGCATTGAAGGCATGACACTTGGATATCAAGTCCTCCCAGGCGCGACGAGGCGGTTGCAATAAGGATGCCTTCTTTATGTGGATGCCATGCCAAAATATCGTTTCGGGAAGTGTCCCGTTTGCAAAACACGACCACTCTCTACCGTTGTCGCCAAGCGCTGTCAGCGTTGTTATCGGGAGCGACGTGGATATAAAAGCCAACGCAAGAAATGGATCTGCCAAGAATGTGGGACTGAGAGTTCCTACGGCGCAAAACGCTGCCTAGAGTGTTACTGGAAGCGCGGTCCACGAAAAAAAGCCACACCGATTCCTCCACCGCCTGATATTCGTCCTGTTCTTACGACGTTCGAGGAAGCGTGGACCCTTTTTCAATCAACGATAGGGATGATGCGTGACCGGTATCGCGGTCCTGCGAAACCACGGAAAAAGGGAAAGCGACAGCGCATTTTAGTCATTCCTGACCTGCATATCCCCTTTCACGAGCCGGAAATGCTCGCTGACATGATTGCACGCGAAGAAGGGAACGTCGATGTGGCGATTATGATCGGGGATGTAGGCGATGCGTATTCCCTGTCACGCTATGCCAAATATGAATCGGTCCCCTACGACTATGAGTGGGCCGAAGTCACAAATGTCATGCAAACACTCAGTGAAACCTTTCCAGAAGTGCGTGTCATTGTCGGCAATCACGATGCGCGACTGCGAAAAGCAATCGCCGCACACTTGAATCCCGATATGGTCGAGGC